GAGACAAATATGTTGCATCTGTAATTAAAGCTGAAATAGAAAAAACAGGATCAACTGTTGCAAAAGGTACAGCATTCACACCTTCAAAAACAAATGCAGTAGAAAAGGTAGAAGAAGGTTTAGTTGCTTTATATACAAACAATGTAAAACCAACAGACGACCTATATGGAGAATTTTCTCCAAAAATGTACTCTTTCCTAAGACAAGCATTAACAGAAACATTAACAAACAATGTTGACTTGGCAAAGAAAGGTGCAGTAGGAAAATATAATAACATAATGGTATGTATTGAAAACCTATTACCAGTAAATACAACAGACCATGTAAGATATAACATTATAAGAACTTCAAAAGCTGTTGCATTTGCAGGACAAGTTGACACAGTAAAAGCTATTGAGAAAGAAAAAGGATTTGGAGATATTGTAAAAGGTTTATATGTATATGGAGCAAAAGTTGTAAGACCAGAGCAAATATATGCATTACTAGAAACAATACCTGCATAGTTAGAGGGAGAGAAATCTCCCTTTTATATCGCTTTATGGGGCTAGGTTAGTTCGACTCTAACAAAAGCGGAAAGGAAAGAAGATTATGGAAGAAGAAAAGAAAATATGCAAAGGTAAAAAGCCACAGGATCATGTAGAAAGATATATGATTAAACCTCAATACTATCAATTTTTAGGATTAACAGTAAATAAAGATACAGATGTAGATGATGTAACAGAAGACGGAAGAGTACATCAAACAATAAAAGGTACAAAGTTTATAACAGAAATAAAAGATGAAAGAGAACATAATGGAGCAAAAATCAAAGAATACTCTAAACTTGAAATAGATTTACCTGAAGGAACAAGATTATTATGGCAAGATGGACAAGGATACATTTTACCAGATTTTGAACCAAAGACAGTAGAAGAGGTTAAAGAAGATTTGAAATGCTTAAAATTTGATTAAGGAGGAAATTATGACATTAGGAGAAAATAAAAAAATAACATTAGCATTAATTGAAGAATACTCACCAAACAATCAGTATTTAACTGGTGATGAAGATATAAGAGCAAGACTTAATTTAGTATATGCACCTGCATATCAAGAATCAAGCCAAGAAAAGAAAATACTTAAAACTAAGGTACTAAAAGATATAGGTACAGAGGGTACAGGATACGAAGAATATTCATTGCCAAGTAATATGTATCAACAAAAAAGAGTTATAGCAATGGACGAAGAAAACAACCAAGTAGCCCCTGATTATTACACATTAGGCAAAAAAATATATATAAACAGAGCGTCAAATTATAAGTATATTTTAGAATATTTTGTTTATCCGACAGTTATAACAGAAGAAACCGATGATGATTTTTCATTAGAAACAGACCAAGATGCTCAGATGATGATTCCATACTTAGTAGCAAACGATATTTTAAAAGCTGACCCTAGTGCGGATTATACAGCTTTTTTAGCAGAATATCAAAGAAAGATGCAAGCATGGGATACGGCAAGAAGTAGTATAGCAATAACAGTAGAAGAGGGAGTGATTTAATGAGAAGTGTACCTTTAAGAAGAACATACTCTGATTTTAGAGGAGTAGATTTCGCTAATGATCCTTCTTTAGTTTTACTTTCAAGAAGTCCTGATGCTTTAAATGTGTGGAAGAATTATAAGGATACACAAGGAAGTTGTATAGAATCACGACCAGGATATAAAGATATATTTAACTATGGGCATGATACAATAAATGGTATATATTTTTACAATGATAAATGTATTGTCCATGCAAAAACATATTTAATTCAATGGAACAACTTTCCAGATAGACCAAATAATACAAGTCCAACAACATTATTAAAATCAAATATGAATAACGCTAAAAGCTCATTCTGTATATTCAATGAAAAACTATACATAGTAGATGGAGCTAATTACTTAGTCTATGACGGAACAACTTTAAAAGATGTTTCAAGTGATAATCCATATATACCAACAACAACTATATCACGTTCTCCAAGTGGAGGGGGAGAACCATATCAAGATGTAAATGTGTTACAACCTAAGCGTAAAAATACATTTGTAGCAGATGGAACATCAACAGACTACTACCTAGACACAACTGAAATAGATTCAATAACAGAAGTAAAAGTCAATGACGCAGTTGTTACAAACTATACTGTAAATACCACAGCAGGGAAGGTAACATTTAGTACCGCTCCTGCAGCACCTACATTAAGTGGAGTAGATAACGTAGAAATAACATATAGTAAATCAGTAGCAGGGTATACAGATAGAATTTCAAAATGTACAAAAATGGTAGTCTTTGATAGAAGGCTATTTTTTAGTGGTAATCCAGATTATCCTAACGCAGTATTCCATAGTAATTTAAACGAACCTGGTTATGTAAGCGATTTAGCTTATTATCAAGATGGAACAGATGAAAGTGCAATTAAGCAATTAGTAGTAGGAAATAATATCTTATGGGTATTTAAAGAGCCTTCACAGGAAAAAGACACTATATTTTATCATACAGCGACAACTGATACTTACGGAAGAGTATATCCTAATTTTCAAGGAAATGTTTCAATAGGTTGTATATCAGATGCGATTAATTACAAAGATGACATTGTATTTTTAAGTCAAATGGGATTAGAAGGAATATCAAGTAACGATATAGCTTCACAGCAATTAGTGGGTCATAAAAGTAGTTTAGTAGACAACAAGTTAATAAATGAAACAAATTATGATAAGGCTAGTTTGGTTGAATGGAATGGATATATCGTTATTTTAGTAAATTCACACATATATTTAGGAGATATACGCCAATTATGGCAAAGTGTAAATGGATATGAATACGAATGGTATTATTGGGATTTAGGTATTCAAGCAACAATTTTAAAAGAATATAAGGGCAATTTATACATAGGTGATTCAGATAGTCATATATATATTTTAGAAGGAACTAATGATGGAGTAATAGAAACTCACACCTCTTTGTTTAGTGGAACTAATACAAATAAAATTTATTTATCAGGTACGCCTAAGGGAGGATTGACACCGTATTATTTAGACTTATATGTTGGAAGATTTATTAGAATAGGAACATCTTACTTGGATAGTTCAATAGCAGAGCATAGAGAAATAACAAATATTGTTGCAGCAACAAAAAATGGAGTCTCTTGTACTGAAATAACATTCAATGGAAATGCTATTAGTTTTGATGCAGGAGTGTCTGTATGTCGAGAAGGAGGAATAATTAATGCTCATTGGACAACACCTATGGACAACTTTGGAAACGGGAACAAATATAAGACAACCAATAAACGTGGAGGAGTAGCAAAAATAAAAGCTATTCCTAACGCAAAAATAAAAGTAGCAGAAAGAACAAATAAATCAGATGTTTATAAATTTATAAAAGAATATCCTAGTGCAGGTTTCGATTTTGGAGATATAGACTTTGACAACTTTGCTTTTACAACAACGGCAACTTCAAATATAGTTTACAAAATAAAAGAAAAGAAGTTTGTAGAGCTACAATTAAAGTTTTATACAGATGAGTTAGACAAACCATTTGGAGTATATGGAGCGATAATTGAAACCTTTGAAGGTGGATATGTAAAGAGATAGGAGGATAAATATGAGTTTAACAAAATTTACAGGAAATACAAATAATATACAAAGTTTACCAGATAAACCAACACAATCGTCAACAGAATTAAAAATACTTTTCGATAAAGCTGGAGTAGATATTAAAAATTATTTAAATCAAATTTTAACAGAAGAATTAGATTCTAAAGAAAGTAATTTAAGACAATTAATACAACAAAACACATCAAATATAAGTAATATGTTAAATACAGTTTATCCAATAGGAAGTATATATATGTCAGTAAATAACACAAATCCATCAACAATATTTGGTGGAACGTGGGTATCATGGGGAGCAGGAAAAGTTCCTGTTGGTGTAAATGCTAATGAAACAGAATTTAATTCAGTAGAAAAAACAGGAGGAGCAAAAACACATACTCTAACAACACAACAAATACCTTCACATACGCACGCATTCCATGGAAATGCACATAATCATAGTTTAAATAATCATACCCATTCAATTCCACCATTAAGTGGATGGACAGATTACAAAGATTTAAGTGGTAGAATATGGAATGTGGCAGTTCAATCATCTGGCAGTTCACTTGATACAAATGGAGTATTTGGTCGAGTTGATGATGGAGGAAAAGTGGGATATGCAGAAAAAACAAAAGACGGTGGACTTGGATATTCAGATACAGTTGAAATAAATGTTGGACACAGTCATGTAGTGTCAACAAATTCTAGTATTACAGGACAGTCAAGTGAAAATACAGGTAATGCTACTCAAACTGGATATAACGACAATACAGGTGGAGGACAAGCTCATAACAATTTACAACCATATATTACGTGTTATATGTGGAAAAGAACAGCATAAAGGAGGTAAAAGATGGCAGAAGGTTATGAAGATATAGAAAGATTAACAAGTCAAAAACAGAATATGCTAGATAATGCTTTACAACAGCAAAACGATATAATAAACAAACAAACTCAAATGCAAGTAGATAGTTTAGCAAGGCAAAAAGAAGATATAGACAAAGAAGCTACGCAACAGAATAGAGCTTTGTATCAAGATTATAGAAAAGCTACTAATCCATTCGGACAACAAGCAGAAAATCTAGCAGGACAAGGACTAGCAAATAGTGGATATGCAGAAACGACAATGTCTAGGCTTTA